GAATGGTTAAGAATTGTTGCTAAGCAACACGATGAATGGGTTAAGATTGTAAATAGTTTTGGCGAATATAACTATGCCGAAGATATTGTGCAGGAGGGGTATTTAGCTTTAATTAAATATGCAAAGCCTGAAAACATCATCAAAGATAATAAGATGACTAGGGGTTATATGTATTTTACATTGCGTTCTATTTATTATCAGTATTATAACAAGAAAAGAAAAGTAAAAAAGATTAGCATAGACAATGATGATATAAACATTCAACTTCCTTATGTTGATGATATAGACGAACAGGAAGCGTTTCATAAGATTTGTACTATGGTAGATGATATAGCAGATGGTTGGAATTGGTATGACCGTAAGTTATGGAAATTGTATTCACAAACAGATATGAGTATTAGAAAACTAGCAAAGGAAACTAAGATAAGTTGGGTAAGTATATTCAATACATTAAAGAATTTAAAAGAAGAACTTAGGTTAAAACTAGGTGAAGATTTTGAAGATTATATAAATAACGATTACGATAAATTATGAAAGAACCAAAAGACAAAAGGACAAAGGCTTGGAAAGAGTGGACAAAAAACTTTAATAAACAAAGCAAAGGCGTTGGTGATACGATTGAAAAAATTACCGAAGCAACAGGAATTAAGAAAGCAGTTAAGTTTATAGCAGGAGATGATTGCGGGTGTGATGATAGAAAGAAAATATTAAATCACATATTCCCGTATCAAAAACCAAACTGCTTAACGGAGGACGAATTTAATTACTTAGGTGAAAGAATAGGTAAGATTAACACTGTTACAGTTGAAGAACAAAAACACTTGTTAAATATCTATAATAGGGTTTTTAACGATAAAAGAGAATTGACTTCTTGTGGTAGTTGTTTTCTTAATGGTGTTTGGAAAAAGTTAGAACGAGTTTATAAAGAATATCTTTAGTAGTGGTTGAATCAGAACTTTTTGATTATCTTTTAAATTGTTGTTATCCTGATTTGGTAAAAGCAAAGAGCCAACTTAGTAGGTGGGATTGTTATTCTCAAAACAAATATCACAGGATAGAATTAAAATGTAGAGGCAAACACTATCCTACTCTTTTAATTGAAAGAAAAAAGTACGATGCAATGATAAATAAATGTAATGAGAATTTAGATATTCCTATTTACATTTGTTCAACGCCAAAAGGTATATATAAATTTAATTTGTATCTTGTAGAACCAAAGTGGGAAGTTCAGTATCAACCTAAGACTACTCAATTCTCAAACAACAATAAGATTCCAAAAGAGGTAGCAATGTTACCCATAATAGATGCAGAAATATTATGACACCGAAAGAAGCAATGCACAACAAGTTTGACAACCTAGACGATTTAAACCTGACAAATAATTTATTGATTTTGCAAAAGGCTATAAAGAATTGGTGCGAACTTAAACCACAAAACAAAGAACTTCAAGAAGCAAGAGATGCAATAGTAAAGGTATCGATGCTTACAAACAAGTTACAACTAGATAGAGGAAACTACCATATTGCACTTAGTCAATATAGAAGTGATTCGACTCGTTCAATAGTTAGAGCGAGGAAAGCGGAGGAAAAAATAGAAGAACTAGAGCAAGAATTAAAAGTATTTAAAAAAGCAAAAGAGTTAGGATTATGATACAAAAATTAATAGTAGGCTATATATTATTTAGAACCATTGAGTTCTTTATAGTATGGGCTTGGAAAATGTTTATCAAATGAGTGATAGCGTAACAAAGTTTTTTGAGATGGGAGGTTATATAACTAACCACACAAATGAACGTAAAACAGATAAAATAGTAGATAACGTTATAAAGCGTTTTAAAGACCGTAGCACTATTGGAATAGAAAAGTATGGTACAACCCTCTATGATTCCCCTGATGGCTTTTATAAGTTCTTAAACCACGCACAAGAAGAAGCAATGGATTTTATACTTTATTTAGAGAAGCTAAAAAATATTCGTTAATAATTTGTTTATATAAAAAAGATGTATATATTTACATCATAATAATAAAACAAATAATTATGAAAGCAACAGATTACATTTTTACTAACAAGTACAATAAAACTTTACCTTTTGGTGTAGAGTTTTACACTAAAACAAATGGTGTTTTAGGTATTGAGTATATGGGTTTTCCTACTATTGGGGAAGCTATACAATTTATAGATAACAATGATTTATCTTTTTACAAGCAAAGATAAAACCACAGGGGGAGAAATCCCCCTTTTTTAAAACAAACAATTATGCAATATCAAGAAAGCGATTGGATAAAACAAGAGTACGGTTCTATGACTAAGGAACGTTTAATGTTTACCATTCAAAACAGACATCATTACCTTTTTGCACACGCTGAAAGATGTTTAAAAGAATTAAAACTTAGAAGGAATGATAACACTATTAAATAATGAAACGTGGGGTAGGGAAGAAATCCTTACACAAATGTACGATGATAACTTTTATTATGGTCATTTAGGTAAACACGCATTAAGTAGTAGTAGCCTAAAGATGATTCTTAAAAGTCCTAAGACATACCGTAATGTTACAAAGTATGGAGACCCTAACGCAGACAGTCCTGCACTATCAGCAGGGAGGTTAGCACATTGGATGGTACTTGAACCACACAAGATTGACGAATTACACTTTGTGGAAGCATCAACTAAGAACACAAAGATATACAAGGAAGCTAAAGAAAAGTATGGTGAGGTATTCCTAAACAAAGAACGCAAAGCAGCTGAACGATTAACCGATGCGGTACTAAGAAACGAAGCAGCATTGGAATTAATTCAAGGTTCAGAGTTTGAGATTCCTGCAATAGAAATGATAGAAGGACTACCATTTAGAGGTAAAGCTGATATAATAAAAGGCAATGTGATTATAGACTACAAAACATCTGCTGACCTATCATCTTTCAAGTGGAGTGCCGATAAGTATGGGTACGACTTACAAGCGTATATGTACAAGAGAATGTTCAAGGCTGATGACTTTAAGTTCTTGGTGATTGACAAAGGAAGTTGTGATATTGGAATATTTGAAACTTCTGATGAATTTATAGCAAGAGGCGAAGAGAAATTCCATAGAGCATTAGACAACTACAGGTACTTCTTCAAAGAAGATAACGACCTTGACCAATATGTAATGCGTGCAATTTTATAAAACAAACGATATGAAACAAATACAGTTATTTCAAGAACAAGAAAACAAACAAGAACAAATCTTAAACGAATTTTTCGATAAGAATACATCATCAATAAGGAGAGGTTTTGCAGGAGAACAACTATGCAGAATGTTTTTAAAAAAACACGGTAAACCATTTCACCAAGTGGATTGCCTGTTTGAAAATAACGGGCGTATTTGTTCCGTTGAGGTTAAAGCTACAGAGATGTATAACAATCCAAACGCTCACGGTCTGTCAGTAGTACAGTATGAAAAAAAAATGAGTTTATACAGAAAGCACAATATAGTGCCTTACTTGTTTGTGCATTGTCAAACTACAAATAAAATATATTGGAATAACTTTATTGATTTAAAAAATGGAAACGAATTTAGGTCAAAGACTGGTAGAATGATTTTGTTCCCTATTGAAAGCTTTAATACATACGAAACATCAAACTATATACGATGATAAAGATTTACAACGAAGATTGCCTAGAGGCATTAAAAAAAATGGGCGATAATGATTTTGACCTTGCTATTGTAGACCCTCCCTACGGCATAGAGGTAAATAAAATGACTTTAGGAGGTGGTAAATATAAAAACAAAGGAAAAACTTGGGATAGTGAAACACCCTCACAAGATTACTTTGATGAGTTGTTCCGTGTATCAAAAAATCAAGTTATTTGGGGAGCAAACTATATGATTGATAAAATAAAAAAACCTTCAATGGGATGGATATATTGGGATAAAATGAATGGTGATAGTGATTTCTCTGATGGAGAGTTAGCGTTTACATCTTTTAAACGAGCATTAAGGTCGTATAAACATCATTTGTCAATGGATAGAAGCAAAAGATTTCATCCAACACAAAAGCCCATTAAACTGTACGAATGGATTCTGATGAAATATGCTAAAGAGGGGGATAAAATACTTGACACTCACTTAGGCGGAGGAAGCATTGCTATTGCTTGTCATAATCTTGGGTACAGCCTAACAGGGTATGAGATAGATAAGGAGTATTATGATAAGGCTTCTGAACGAATTAAACAACATCAATCACAAATAAGAATGTTTTAAAAGCCATTGTACGTTCTTTAAATCTATATTTGCATACAGACAGTGCAAATAACAAACAAGGCTGTGTTAAAATGGCTCACAGCCTTTTTTAAAAATGAATAAAGATATAATACAAGAATTTTATTACCTTACTTTAATGGATATAAGAGAAGGTGTTTCAATACAAGAACTAGAAGACATTATACAACTCTATGAAGATGTAGAGGACTACGAGGCTTGTGCAGGAATACTAAAAGCAATAAACGAAACAAGATACGATACAATAATAAATTTAAAACAAAATGATACTGAATAACATCTGCGAAATGGTTAGCAATGAATTAAAAGTTAATCTACGTGAAAGAACAAGAAAACAAAGAAACGTATTTGCAAGAGCAATATATTATAGACTAGCTAGAGAATTTACACCTTACTCACTTAACAAAATAGCAAACGAACTAGACTACGACCACGCAACAGCAATACACGGTATAAGAATGTTCGATTCTTTTAAGATGCAACCTAAACTTTATGTTCACGAATTAGCAGCATACGAAAACATATCTAAAATACTTCAAACAGTTAAGATAGAGAAAAACGAAACACACTTAGAGAAAATCCTTAGAGAAAGAACCGAACTAATAATAGACAGACAAAAACACATAGAGGAATACCAAACACTAAAAGAAAAGTACAATAGAATGTTAAAGTACTATTCAAGATTTGAAAAAAATGCATTAGAGAAATATGGAATATAGTATAATGCTTTTTACAATAATGGGGTTTGGTTTCTTAGCTATGGCGATATACGAATACTTTAAAGCTGATATGTAGTTTAACAAAACTTCCAAGATTTTATTGTATTATTGAATAATCAAACTTTTTCAAATTGGATAAAAGAAAGTTTAACGGTGGTGCTAGAGCAGGTGCAGGTAGAAAACCAAAGGCGGAAGAAGTCAAATTAGTGGAACGATTAAGTCCATTAGAAGATGATGCTTTAGCTGCTTTAGCCGAAGGTGTAAAGTCAGGTGATATTAAATGGGTGCAACTTTACCTTAACTATTATCTTGGCAAACCAAAAGAAACTAAGGACATCACAATCAATGAAGATGTACCTTTGTTTGTAGACTAGGGATAACCTAAACCCTATTCTGCAATATGTATGCAGATTAAAAAAACACAAGCACTTACCAAACTTAGAAACCTTGACAATAGAGTTAAGATTGTACGAGGTGGAACATCAGCAGGAAAGACTATTTGCATCTTGCTTATTCTTATTGATTATGCCATCAGAAACGAGGGTAAAGAAATATCCGTAGTAAGTGAAAGCATCCCACACTTGCGTAGAGGTGCTTATAAGGACTTCTTAAACATCTTAAAGGGTCTTAATAGGTATAAGGATAGCCAACTAAATAAAAGCACCTTAAAATACACGTTTACGAATGGGAGTTATATAGAGTTCTTTAGTACAGACCAACCTGATAAACTAAGAGGTGCAAGAAGAACAGACTTATATATCAATGAGTGTAATAACGTACCCTTTGATGCTTACCAACAATTAGTAGTAAGAACGAGTGGGAACATTTGGTTAGACTATAACCCTGCTGCTTTATTTTGGGTTGATAAGGAATTGGTAGGAAAAGATGATACCGACTTCATAACACTAACATATAAGGATAACGACAGTCTACCCTCGACAATAGTAAACGAAATAGAAAAGGCAAAGGTAAAAGCAAAGACTTCTACTTATTGGGCAAATTGGTGGAGAGTATATGGATTAGGAGAGATAGGTAGTTTAGAAGGTGTATGTATTCCTGATTGGAAAGAAATAGACACAATACCTGATGAGGCACGTTTGCTTGGGTATGGGATGGACTTTGGATATTCCGTTGACCCTACAACGTTAATAGCAATATACAAGTGGAATAACGCATATATAGCAGATGAGGTGCTTTGTAAGAAAGGAATGCTTAATAGGGATATAAGTAGGTTCTTACAATCAAATAACATAAGAGAAAACATCACAGCAGATTCAGCCGAACCGAAATCTATATCAGAATTACAGGGATATGGACATAACGTATTCCCTTGTTCTAAGGGTAGGGATTCAGTAGTATATGGAATCAACCTAATAAACCAAAACGAAATATACGTTACATCAAGAAGTAAGAATCTAAAACGTGAATTGCAGGGATATATATGGGCAAAGGACAAAGAGGGTAATACGTTACAGAAACCAACGGGAGAACACCCTGACTGTATTGATGCGATGAGATATGCACTAACAGACCAACTAGAGAATCCGAATAAAGGACAATATTTTGTTTATTAATAAAATGTTTATATATTAGCATTATTAAAACAAACAATATGGATTATTTAGTAAACGAGTACGAAAGTTATTTAGAAAGAATTGGTGACACCGATGAACCCTGCCCGACTTGTGGGCTACCGACAGACAAAAACTTCTGTTCAGGACAATGCTTTGAAGCATATTTAATTTAAAACAACAATTATGAAAATTCAAGAAACAACCGAGTACAGGATAGTTAAACAACTAACCGCACAAGAAAACAAGAACGCAATTAAGAAAGCACTATGGCAAGTTCCTTTTGCGATGGCTTTTATGTACGCATCAATGTGGGGCGTTATGTATTTAATTTCTTATTTATGGAAACTGTAACACTAGAACAAATGAACTTAGACCACAAGATAAGAGACAAAGTAATGTCTAGTTGTTTTGATAAAGGTTTCTATGTTATACAAGTTCCTATGGGGCGTGGATGGTCGAAGAAGCCTTACCCTGTTCAATTGCAAATGGATTTACAAGGTCAGTTGAAGATGGGTGAACAATCATACGAACAAAACAGCAATGCATTGATTGAAAAAATAAATGAAATGTATTTGTATATGTTTAAAAATTTTGTAAATTAGGAAAAGATTTACATTTTTCATTTTTATTTTGTTTAGTTAGTAATGCGAAAGAGGGTATCAGAGATGATACCTTTTTTCATTTTATACATATTCCACATTTATTTATTGTTATAATATGAAAGTTGATATATTAGTTCCAAGCAGTTTATCTGATATAACGTTAGAGCAATACCAAAAGTTTGCGAAGATTAATACGGAAGAAAACAGAGACAGTAGTTTCTTAATGCACAAGACCGTTGAGGTGTTTTGTAACTTAGAATTAAAGGATATTGCAATGATTAAGTTTAGCTACGTTAAAGACATTCT